ACTTGCTTTTAGAACACCAAAAGACGGTAGCCATACAGCAGGAGTAGTTGCAGCAGGTACACCAGGTAGTGCAGGAGCTTATACACAATTTCATGTAGGGTACGATACTCCTTTGGCATTAAAGTATTATTGTACTTCTCACGGTAACGGAATGGGTAACTCAGTAAAGGTATTAGATGGATTTGGTACTGAATTATCTGATGCAGTAGTCATAAGTGGATCTCTTAAAGTAACCGGCGATATTACTGCATTCTCTACGTCTGATGAAAGGTTCAAGACAAACATAACACCTATATTAGATAGTTTAAATAAAATAGGAGAGATCAAGGGATATGAATATGATTGGATAGAAAGCGATCATCACGATAACACAGGACATGATATTGGGGTAATAGCTCAAGAGGTAGAAAAAATAGCTCCTGATGCAGTCGTTACAAGAGACAATGGGTATAAAGCAGTAAGGTATGAAAAACTCATTCCAATACTAATACAAGCTATAAAAGAATTAAGTGAAAAGATTGATAATATGAAATAAATTCACTATATTAATATTAAAGTTATAAAACAATGGGGTTACAAATAAATGTTGATTTAGATACCAACAGAGGTCAAACTAACGAAGCTTACATTTTATTAGAAAGTGTAAGGTTTAATAGAGTAAATACAAGGGTAGAATTTACTACCTCGTTATGGTTAAATAAGGAATCAGCTCTAGCATTTCAAAAGAAATACATAGACAGTCCTTTAGGTAGTTCAGAAGGTATGTTACAAAGAGAAGTAATTTATTACAAAGACTCTAAAGATACTAAGGGAACTGAAATAACATTGGATAATTACTTTATGGCAGATATTGCCAGAGATGAAGAAATAATAACTCCAGTGTACGATAAAAAAGAAGTAATAAAAAAAGTACCCTTTATTACTTTTGATGAAGAAGGTGAAGAAGTAGTTAAAGAAAAAGAAATTACAAAACTTGAAAAGGTTCAAGTTGGAGAGAACAAAGAAATAAAGAAGGTGTTTGATATAAGTTTAGTACACAATATTTTTGAATTTACGTACAGTGAACTAAGAAAACAATTATCAGAACACTTTCCAATTGAAAAATTAGAAATAGTTTAAAATGGCAGTATATACTTACTCTAGTACTAACACAAACTTCAGCACATTCGATGTCTGGTCAAATGCTGGTTTTACTGATGATACAAATATTACGTTATCAACAGTACTCACTGATGCATATCCAGCAGCATCTAACCCTAGTGGAGTAGGTGAGATATATAATAGAAGTTGGTTTTACGGAAATGCAATCGCAACTGCTAATGGAACGGTTCAAGTAACTGCTCCATATACTTCAGGTACATCAACAGGTACATTGGTAGTCAAAAACGTTGACTTTAGTGTACATACCACAGTAACATTAACAGCAGCAGGAACTTACCCTTACAATTTTTCTGAATGGAGAACTGCTTCAGGAGGAGGAGGATCACAAATAAGTACAAATGCAGCATTGAGTTTAACAGTAACCGACCAAACCAGTCAGGTAGATTTTTACGCATACTTTACATAAAAATAGTTATTGAAAACAATTTGGGTTTTAGAAAACATAAGAGGAGATAGAACCTTTTATGACAAGTTTGATTTACAGATGATGTTCGCATCTGTTATACAGTGGAAGAAGCATCATCCAACCTACGAATGTAGTTTATATGGTGATAAACTTACATTAGAAGTAGTTAATCAATTAGGAGGTAAAGAACTCTGGGACAATCACACTGTATTAAAGACTAACAAAAACATAAACAAGAATGTATTCTGGGCTTCTTCTAAGTTACAAGTTCTAAGAGAAGTTGAAGAACCTTGTATTATAATGGATAACGATTTTTTAGTCTATACCAGTTTTAAAGAGTTTTTTAAAAACAAAGTTATTGTCAGTCATATAGAGGATGGGTTAAACTACTACATTATGCCCACTGATCATTTTGCTAAAAAAGTAAAACACTTACTCAACAGGTACAAGCAAAAAGCAGTTAATTGCAGCTTTCTATATTTTCCAGATCCAAAGTTTATGAACTACTATGCTATGGTTAGTTTAGATATTATGACTGAACTTACAAGAGCTAAAGCACCTAATTCAAAGTACCTTATTCTTGCTGAACAGTTACTACTTAAACATTTATTAGATTTAAATAAAGTACCCCATATACCTTTAGTGGATAGAGAATATGTGTGTGTAAAAGATGAATTTGATAAAAAGATAAAAGGGTTAATCCAACACGAAAAACAACATTTGTGGTTTAGACATTACTGGATGGATAAATCTAGGATTAAAAAAAGTAAAAAAGGATTTTCTCTCAAAGAAGAATCGCAGGCTTTAAATCGTTTGATAAGGTCACAAAAGGTTATAAACTGGAAAGTACTATGTTAGGTATTCATGCATTTTGGTCTAAACCTACTTTAACAGGTACTAACGGCCATCATCTTACAGGATTAAGTAAATTTAAAATGTTTGATTTTGAACTATTACATTTTGTATTATCAGCTCTTTTTTACAAAAAATATAATGGTAGTATACACCTTTACACAGATAATACGTTTTACAGTTATTTAGAGTCTAAAAAACTTACTGGGATATGGGATCATATAGACACTAAAAAGTATAATGAATTTAGTAAATTAAATTTAAATTCTAAGTCTAACTGGACAGGTTTTAAAACTTGGCTATTAAAGGAACTCTCTGCACCGTTTTTATTAATTGATCACGATAATTTAATTTTTACTAAAATACCCACTGAATTATTTGGTACTCCGGTGAGATTTGCCCATCTTGAAAGTATAAACCCTTACTACTATCCAAGTAAAAGTGAATTAGATTGTGGTAATTTTAAGTTTAATGATAAATGGAACTGGACATTAGATATAGCTAATACGTGTTTACTTTATTTTAAAGACGATCACTTTAAAAATAACTATTCAGTAAAAGCAATGGAGTTTGAAAAAAATAACAATCCTACCGATTCACATTTAGCTGAAGTACAGTATTTATTTGCTGATCAAAGGTTACTCGTAATGATGTTGGAAGAACAAGGTATCGATTATGGTACTTTTTCCAACAATAAGTTCACTCCTCAAGGAAACACTCCAGATTGGACTAAAGTAGGTAAGGATAAAATTTTAGATAAGGTTGGATTTGATCACACATGGGGGTACAAACACCACTTAAAGATAAATAAAGAAGCAAGGAAAATATATATGGATCACCATATACAAATGGTTAACAATAACTTTAAGGAACACTACGGGTTATTGGAACCTTTATTTAAAAAATACTTATAATGGTTAATTTAGTTACAATAGTTGGGAGAAACACACATATACTACCTCATATGTTAGCACACTATGAAAATATGGTAGATAAAGTATATGTTGGGGTATATAAACATTCTGAGGATGATACTATTCTGGATGAAGTGCTAGAGTTAGGTATTGAACCTTTCATGGTACGCACTGCACCCCCCTACAATGCCGATTACATTACAGAAATGTATAATGCTATAAAAAGTACTAAACCTAACGATTGGTGGATAATAGCAGATTCAGATGAGCTACAAGTATATCCTTACGGTATAGACGAGATCATTAAAGAGTGTGAGAGTAGTAACTACACTTTTGTAACAGGAGGGTTTTTAGACAGAATAGGACCAAACGGTACTTTCCCAGTAGTAGATAGAAATACAGATATACATAAAGCATTTCCATTAGCTGGATTCTTTAGGTACCCAATGTCTGATGCATGTCCTAACAAGGTAGTATTGTGTAAAGGAGATCAAATAGTAACATCAGGACAGCACTATGCTGAACTAAGTGACACTAAATCTGGTAATAGTTGGGGTAGGTGGCATAAAAAACGTATGCCTGTAGATGATGTTTTTGCTCAAGTACATCACTTTAAGTGGGATTCATCTGCTCAACAAAGGATAAAAGAAGTTTCACAAACAATAGAAGACTACACATGGTGGTGGGAATACAAAAGACTTTATGATCAATTAGAAAAATCGAATTGGAAGGTTGATATTAAAAATCCTGAGTTTAAAGTTGAATCCCTGAAAGAATTTTCCTATATTAACTATGCAGATTATAGACAATGGAATGAACTAACAGATTTAATTATAAGTATATGAGTGCAGATTTAAATAAAGTAGTATTAGAAGAACGTAAAGTAGAAGCATTAGAAAAGATAGCTACATCATTAGATTCTCTTACCTTATGGATTGAAGAGATCGATAAAGAAGAATGGGGTGATAGAATACAATTCTACTTAGGTGAGTGGCACAGGTCAATTGCTGAGAAAAATAATGAGTAGTCATAAGTTAGGGATTATAGTTCCCTACCGTAATAGACCAAACCAGTTAAAGACGTTTACCGAACGTATAGCTAGTCTAATAAACATACCTTACGAACTTATTATTATTGAACAAGTTGATGATAAGGAATTTAATAGAGGTAAGTTACTTAATATAGGGTTTATTAAAGCTATTGAATTGCAATGTGACTATGTGGTGTTTCATGATATCGACATGTTACCTGTAAATGCAGATTATTCATACTCAGATGTACCGGTTCACTTAATATCTGAATTTGATTTACCCGAAGGTGTAAGTAGAGAGTTGTTTGATGACTACTTTGGTGGCGTTACACTTTTTCCTTGTAATATTTTTAAACAAATAAACGGGTATACTAATGAATATTTCGGTTGGGGATTTGAAGATGATAATCTTCTACTTAGATGTAAAGAAAACCAAATAAAGTTAGATAGTAGGAAAGTAGTACAAACAGCTAGAGACGGAATAGGGTTACAGTTTGATGGTAAAAAATCTTTTGTTGCCGTAAAAAACATCTTTAATATGGTTAGAAACTTTACCATAGTAGCAAATTTTACAATAGATGAAATTGTAAACAGTAAAAAAGAAATTACTGATGAATTTTCTATATTTTCTATACCAGGTTTTGATACTTCTTTTACTTACAATTCATTTAGGAACTTTACATTTCAATTTTGGGATAAAGAAATGAACTCTCATTCAATAACTTCAGACCACTACCCTGAAGGTACTTTTACAGTTGCAATAACACTTAATAATAGAGCACCTAAAAAAACTGTAGCTTTATATATTAACGGAGTAAAGGTTAGGGAAATAGAACATAAAAGATTATCAGATATTAAAACACCTGAATACTTTTACTTAGGAGTTGGAGATCCAGACAGAACTAAAAAACCTAATTTTTTCAAAGGTAGTATTAATACGTTTTGTATATACGATAACCTACTAACAGACTTTGCAATTTCTAACTTAAGTAAGAACACAGAGTATAGCGCATTTAACTTTGGCAATACAAGTGACTTAAAACTTTACTATGACGGTAAGTTTGTAAAAGGTACTACTTTGTTAGATTTAAGTGGTAACAACAACAACGGTGTAGTAATGGGTTGTGATCAGGTAATTACTACTGCTAGTAAACAAAAAGAAGTACCTATTCCAACTAGAAGAAAAGGTAAATATGAAATTTTACCTCATGATGAAAATGGATATAAAGATGGTTACTGGGTAAACTGGTCTAGTAGAGAGAATCAAATGGACTACTACTCTAAATACTATGACCGTAAGACTAACTACCAACAAGATGGACTAACAACATGTAGGTACAAAGAGGTAGAAGGATTTAGTAGTGATAATTTACATAAATATAAGGTTTCATTATGAAATTAGGAGTATGTGTACCGTACAGAAATAGAGAAGAACATCTTCATCAGTTTATACCAAGAGTTGGTAAACACTTAAAGGAACAAGGCATTGATTTCCAGATGTATTTTGCTCATCAAGTGGACGATAAACTGTTCAATAGAGGAGCTATGAAAAATATAGCTGCTAAACATGCATTTGAAGATGGATGTGACTATATTGTATGGCATGATATAGATATGATACCAGAAGATGGTGTTGATTACTCATACTGTAAAGATAACCCAATACATCTAGCTACTAAGATTTCTCAAATGGACTATGGATTAAAGTATCATGAGTATTTTGGAGGAGCAGTTCTATTCACTAAAGAACAAGTAGAAGCTACTAATGGGTATTCAAATGATTACTGGGACTGGGGAATGGAAGATGATGATTTATTTTGGAGATGTCACCTAGAAGGCCTCACTAACGATTCATTTTTAGATGTACCATTCAAAAAGAAAAAAGTATTAAAGTTTAATGGAGATAGTTCATGGGCTAAAATACCTAAATCTAGAAAACTTAAAGATTTCAATTCTAAATCTCATACATTATCAATACTTTGTAAAGCTTTTCAGCAACCAGATAAAATCCCTGTACACCTTATAGGGGCAAAAGATACTAAATATGTAGAATACCCTATTTTAAGAGTACCAGGTTATGACTACGGTATATCTTTTAATAACTCTAGAGCATTATCACTGCAATACTGGAATACATTTAACCAGTACAACTACATGTGGTTAAAAAGGTATGACGGTCAATGGAGTTGGGTGACTATAGTGTTAGATCAAGATAAAAATTTATCTCACTTCTATCTTAACGGAACTGAAGTAGATAGTAAAGCAGGTTTTGGAAGTGATTCACCGTGGAAGTTTAATGGACACTTAAAAAAGTATGGAATTAAAGATATATACTTAGGTGTTTCACCAAAAGATAATGAAGAACATCCAGCTAAATACTTTAAAGGAGAAATAGCTGATATTAAAATATGGGATTATGCTA